ACTACCTTCAAAGAGATTTGTGTCATTTTTTCATCCACGGAGGGGACCAACCAGAGTCATCACCACCTTTAGCTCCTATCATCATCTCAAGGAACTTACCTTTTGGTAGTGCTTTAACTTCGGCGGGTATACCCTCCTTAAGTTGTTTAAGGGTGGCAAACAATTCTTCTGGCCTGCCTTTGTATCCAGCTACTTGAAGTAGCAAAGCGGTGCGTTGGTCTTCTCGCCAACCGTAGGGTCTCTTTTTGAAGTAGTAACCCCAGCCAATTAGTTCTGACTGAGGCATTTCTTCGAGAATCTTATATACAGGCATACCTAAAAGGAACGCTATTTCGTATAAGTTGCTTTCGGTCTCAGTTAGTTTCCCTCAGTTCCCCCAAGACCTGACAAGCGCATGATGTGCTCAGAAAGAACAGTAAGTTCTGAAACGGGGAAAGTGTTAAAGTCTTCATCGGTGAGTTTTTCTGCCCCGACAACGGCAATCTTAATGATGTCACAAAGGAGTCGCAGCTGTGCTGAATCGTCTTTACTATCGGCTGCGAGGTTAATAACCTTTTGCAGCGCTAGTACTTGGCCAACAGTCAATTTCTTGACTTCTACTTCGTCACCCATAAAGGGTACTTTTTCTGTTAATGATTTTCCAACAAGATGTTTCATTGATTCTATCCTAGCTTATCTTTATCTGTGAACAATTCTGAATTCGCGGCTTGAAAGTCGTCAAGCAATTTGCGTACTGTGTGTAGTAACGAAAGTGTTTCCATTATCTCTTGACCTACTTTTGTGTTCTGGTCAAAATCTTGGAACCTCTCGAAACTTTTTCTAATACTAATATCAACACTGCGCCTCATGTGGCGGAAGGTAGTACGCATTACGAATGATTTACTAAATGGTTTATCCATTGTAATGGTTTCCTTAATAGGGTCAGGAGGCTCCCTAAGGAACCCCCTTGTTCGTTTTTAGCTTGCAGCGATAGTTGCTGGGCCAACAAAGTCAGTCTGAGCTGACAAAGTAACAGTTGCGGTAGTTGTGTCTGTCAATGCTGGATTGACCAAGATTGCTTCAACTTTACCTTGGAAGTAGAACTCTGTGTTAAGAGTTGCAAGAGTTGCAACGCCAGTAGCTTCTGCTTCAGCAACAGTCTGAGCGCACATCATGAAGCGGAATACTTTAGTAGTACCGTCAATCAGGGCGTGGAACGCTGTCATGTCACCTGCAATGTAGTTTACAGTAATTTCTAGGCTTGGAGCGTCAGCTTGGCCTTGAACCTGTGAAGATGTCTTCTGACCATAAACAGGAACGTTTACGATGTTTGCAGGTGTACCGATTGCTGGGAATTCTCGGACAGAAGGCATACGCAAAACGTTTGTGCCAGCTGTGCCGCCTGCATAGAGAGCAGCGAATTCAGCAGAAGTGTCGGTGGATGCAGGTATAGTACCCGTAAAGATGTCGAGGTATGTAAAAATACCAGCACCTAATGAGGAAATGTGTGCCATATTAATTTTCTCCGTATAGCGTGAATGAGATTAGGTAGGATGCACTTGAAAGCGCGGAATTATGGGGGTCTAACCCCTCTACGTTTAGGTAGGAAGTTCCTAGCCTTGTACCGTTAGGTAGTGTTTTGTTATCAAGAACAGTGTCAAGTAAGTCGGCTATCGCCATGAGTCTTCCCTGACCTTCACCGCTCTTGGTAAATACTTTTACTGCTACTAGACCATCGGACTGTTTTCCGACTCCAAAGGCATAGTTACTGCTGCTCGAAGGCATTATAGTAACCATAGCATACTCACCAGCGTTAACACCAGTAGCACTTCCCTTGCATTCTTGATAGTCAGCAGGGTAGGTTGGTATTGAGTTGGCAAGCCATGCGGCGGAGGCGAACACTCCTTCTATATCTCTAAGTGCTAAGTTATACATTAACAACCTCCTTTGGTCAACGATAGAGTTATTACAAAACTATCGTCTGCGACCTCGGAGATGTTGTAAACATCAGTGCCTATTGTTAAAGTATCATAACCACTAACACTTACACCCGACTTCATCATTGCTTTCGCAGATGGTTTACCGCCGGAAGGCTTGGTTGTTGATTCAAGGAATACCTTAACTGATTTAGAAGTAGCGACAGATACAGGAACGCCAGTGGCGAAGTTGTATCCCGATACAGTTTTCTTTGATAGAGTAGCGGAGACTACTAAGTCCCCTATAGCGGCAAAAGCTTTGTCTACTGCACTTTTGACCGTTGCTCTACGTGACATTAGTTACTCCTAAACCAAGCATAACCTTGACCTAGACCACCCTTCCTGAGAAGAGGTCGTATAGACTTGGATGCTTGTACTGATTTAATTGGAGTTCTTGTAACATCATTGTTTGAGTCTGATATGCTGATAGACCCCACAGAGATACTCTCGAAAGTTTGAGTAGTACCCTCCATGAGGTCTTCATTGTTTACCAGATGTAAAGCTTGCTCATAGACAGCGACCTTAACACGACTTGGAATTTCGGTTACGAGAAATGTAATCTGACGGCCTAAGCGGTCATCGTTATATATCGCGTTCTTCCGAGGCCAAGCCAAAGCTTGTGAGGAACTAACTGCAGAACCAATCCAAGCATTGTCATCAACTAGCAAGCTAGCAGTAACAAGTGCCTGTTCCCTAATGTCGTCTTTTGAATTGAACCAGTTTGCACTGTCAATACGTGACTCTAGGTAATCATCAGCGTCTGAAATTTCAACATAGCTATTAGTATTAAGTACTAAAGCCATTAGTTCCTCCTTTCAATTTAGGCGTGGAAGATAGGCAAGATGCCCAAGTTCAATGCATCCATCTTACGTGCGTAAGAACCAGCTGCGCCCATTGTTGCGTTAGTTGAGAAGGCAGTAGTCGAGCCAGCCCAGTCATAACCCATTGGGTGCATTGCGTAGCCCCAACGGTACCATACGTTAGTTGAACCACCACCAGCGTAAGAAGCGGCTGCACGGTCTACTTCGACAGGTGTAGGGATAGGCATCATTGCAGAAGCAACAGAACCCGGCTTGATTACGAAAGTTGTCTTAGTGGAACGAGCGTTTACGTTAGCTGAAGCAGACAAGTTACCTTGGTTTGCACGAGACATAATCAAACGGAATTTTCCGCCGAAGATTGTTGTGAACTCAATGTTGCCTTCGGTGACAGTAGTTTCGTCAACCAAGTTAGCAGCACGCATTTCAGCCATCACTTCAGGAGAAGTAACCATGTACATGAAGTCAGGCTCATTGTCTTTGAATGCAGCGCCGATGGAGCGGAACAAACGCTCACCACGGGCAGCGCCCATACCAGCAGCATCAAACAACTTACGTTGGTCGCCAGCACCAGTTGCAGCAGCGCCGTGAAGGCCAGCAGCATTGATGTCAACAAAAGAACCAACACCAGAAGCATCAGCATCTGTGTCAAAGGTTAGCATGCCAGAAGTGGTACCCAATGATACTTCGTGTGCAGAAACACCCTTAAGTACTGACAAGAGAGCGTCATGCTCGTCCTGTGCACGGACTTCAGCGAAGTCACGAGCGATTTTAGCAAGACCATCGGCTTTGCTTACGACTTCTTGCATGTTAACTTGCTCTGCACCGAAAGTACGAACAGTCTTAACGAAGTCGGCAACATCTGTAGAGATGCTTGTGTATGTGCCGTTAGTAGCTGTGTTCAAGGACGCAACGTTTACTGTGGCGGCTAGTGGTTTGTACCAGCGGAATTGACCGATGAAAGATTCACCTGAGAGGTCGATGCGCTGGTCTGAAGCTACAATGCCTGTGCCGTTAAGCTTCTTAGCAGTTGTATATGCCTCATCGGAGTACGCGGAGATTGCCAAAGCGATGTTTTGGAAGTCTGTGTTAGTAATAGCCATTAGATTAATTCCTTTGATATAGCTTTATTAGTAGTCTTGTTATAGGTTAAAGTTACCTAGTTTACCTTTAGCTGCTAGAGCTAAAATCTCTTGAGTAGACATCTGCCCAATGGGTTTAATCTGCTCTGTGGAAGGCGCTCCAGCAGGAGTTCCTGTGCCTGCACCGCTATTGTTTTTAGGGCGAAACAGGAATGAGTTGTCTTCGGTCTTAGCATAGGCGTCAACGAAGTCATTAATGTTCATACCAGAAGTATGTACCCAGTTACCTTCATCACCTTGTGTCAGTTGTTCTACGATTTCACGGCGAGCCATGTCGCGTGATTTTTCGTTACGGAAATCCATACCCGCTAGTGCTTGGCCTAGTACGTTATCACGAGACAGTTTTACATTCTGCTCTTGAAACGATGCCAGCCTTGCATTGGCGTCTGCGAGTTCCATCTCTAGTGCTTCTTGGAGTTTGCCTTCTTCTTTCATACGGGCAATAGCATCTTCTTTTGCTTTAGCTTCCATGTCAGCTTTCAACTTCAAAGCGTCATCACGCTCTTTAGACATACGGTTCATGTTTTCTTTCATAGTTGCCAAACGTTCGGCTACTAGGGCTTCAACTTCATCCGCAGGTGATACTACAGTTTCTTCTTTAGAATCTGCTTCAGGTGTAACTACATCTTCAGTTACTACTTCTTTTGTTTCTTCATTTTCCATGATAATTCCTCTCCTAGCACAGCTAGACTATATAATATGATTATGTGCCACAGACACGTTTAATTTCGTTAATTAGAACACAAGTACAACTTATGGTCCTATACCGTACCAATCATTCCCCTCCTTAATAGGAGCTAGGATTTCTTTGTACGTTAAAGCATCAGGTCCGGACTGAAGCAGCCCATCATCTTTAGCTCGTTGTAAGTATTTGCGATATGTACTACGTGACATACCAGAAGCTCGCATTGCTTTGAGCGTCTTTTCAATAGTGCCTTCCCTCAGTGCATCTGCATACAACTGACGTAAAGCGCTCTTCGCAGGAACTGCGTCACCTAAGTTTGTGAAGAAAGCATCGTGGATAGTTCCAGTCTCGATTTTATTCTTCCGACCCCAAAGGTGGAATCTTCGGACAAGCACAGCGTCATTGCTGTGGTTTCCGTTAACACCCAATCCAATACTAGCGTCTTGTATAGACTGCTCTGACATTAGAGTTCCATCACGGGAGGGTGCTTCATAAATATTATAAACTTTCTTCCCTGTTATCGGGTCTTCAAAGTCTATTCTTACTTGTTCCTTAACACGGTAGCGCTGTGTCATAATCTTGCCATCAAATGTTACCCAAGGGATATCAACTGACCCAGACTCACTAACAAAATCCTTAGCGACATCTTTCCAAAATCTTATGAACTTACCAGTTACAGGAACTTGTTCTTCTAGATGACGAGACATAATCTTTGATATCTGCGCAAAAACACGGGTACCTACAAGGTCTCCTGTCTCATCACGAAGCTTATACAAAAATGTATGCATGTCTTCTGAACTCTTTATACCATCCCTGAACTCTGACTTTGCGATGTCATGTAGGGATTCGGTAATAGGTCTACCTCCTTTAGAGGATAGAACCACTTCTCTTTTGATATCACGCAATTCGTCTACGCGTGACCAATTTCTTCTGTCCATCTCGAAACTAATCTTAGAATCGATGGCCTTCTTGAAAGTATTTACTTCTTTAGAGGATATGGTGACTTTGCCTCTCTTGGCAAGCACCTTAGCAAAAGCGTCAGCAACGTTAGCTGCCTTGGTGGCATCACCCGCACCATAGAACGCAACCATGTTCTGATTCTTAGCAGCCTTCATCAAGTCAGACCAATCAAGGTCTAAGTCTTGTAGTTCAGGTATAGCAAGGAAATCAGGGTCATTTACGGTTAACTTAGCAATCTCATCGTAGAGTCTTTGCTTCTCTGGTGTTTGTATAACGTTGGAAAGGTTAGCAGCGGCTCTGTCTCTGGTTGACAGGGCAATAATCTGAGCGCCCGATGAACTAGCATCGTTCTCAATCATCATCCTTGTCTTGTAGCCAGCTAGTTTGTTGATATCCGAAGAACTCCACTTACTCTTGTCTGTATAAATCTTGCCATCCATGTGACGGTGTATACGTGTGTACTCCAGAGCTAGTCTGGACACTTTACCTATATGCTCATCATCAAGGCCCATCTGGTGTGTCTTAGCAATGAACTTCCGAACTTGACCAGACACCTGTGTTTTCTTGTCTAGCATGTAGCCACCAAGTTCTAACAAGTCTTGCTCAACGTTCTTAAAGGCTCTGAGTCGTCCTTGTACAGTGAGTACCTCTGTGGCCTTGCCTGTAGCAGCGCCTATCTGTGTCATCAGCTCTTCAAGGGCATCAGGGGTAACAGATACAGCACGATTGGTATTCAGGAAAGGACGGACAGTTTCACCCTTGGTGGGTGTGAGTAGTCCACGATGATAAACACGACCACGAGAGTCAATCGAGGCATCTACTTGGAAGGCCTGATTACGCTGTCTATGGAACTTAGCTGTAGCTAGTACACCGCGACCATCATTACCACGAGCATCAATGAAAAGTTTCTTCCATTCATTTTGCTTGAGTAACTCAGCATCGCCAGCACGTTTAGCCTTAAAGAAGATTACCTCTTCAGCAAAGTCAAAGAAGTCATTATCTACAGAGTACTTGACCGAGTTGGCATGATTAAGCATTTTAGCCATGTCACGGTCAATTTGCTTGGGGTCATAATCAGGATAAACCTTTTCCGATACAACAGGCATGTTAGTCTTACGGCCACGAGCATCATAGTATTCTTTACTACCTGCACGAGCATAAACCTTATCACGATTAGAGGCAATGCCGAAACGTCTAGCTGCACGGGCCTTGGCTGTTGCTACTTGTAGCTCTCTAAGAGAGCCATCGATAATCTGGATTTGTTTAAATACAGAAGTACCACGTAGGCTCTTGTCAGCAGAAGGACGACCAGTAATGAGGTCTATAGGTGCAGTAGTGCCAGAGTCCCTAAAGACGTCTGTACGTATTATTTTTTGCTTTTCTAGGCTTACTAGAATACGAGAACCATCCTTATGGAATTCTTTTAAGGTTTTAGAGCGGAAGGGGTTTAGGCTACCTAACTCTTCATCAAAGATTTTGCCAATCTTAATTGCAAGTTGGTCATAGTCTGCACCATCGGCTAGGGCTATAGCCTCCATAGATTTGGCAAGAGATGCCTGAACCTTATCTCCAAGATTGGCGATTGCCTTTTGTCTTTGAAAGGCAAACATGTACTCTGCGTCTAAAAGGTTCCTCTTAAGTGAACGGAACCCCGTTATCTCTCTTGTAATCCAAGAATCGGTAGGCATTCTCTTTTCCGTAAAGAACTCTTTAAAGTTTATAGACTTCCATAGCTTGTAGCCCGGTAACTGGTTTAGAAGGGCTTCTTTTGCTTTCTTGGTAGAAGGGTAACGCTTAATAATAGGTTGTGTGTAGGCAGCGATAGGTGCTGTTCTGTTGTAGTAAGCACGTCTAGCTAGCTTTATGCCTTGTTTACCTCGCCAAGTTTCTATATAGCGATTGTCTTTTATCTGGTCATCAACAATTTGAGAGATACTGTATTTCTTATTTAGGATGAATACTTCAGGGTCATCTTTAAGTCTTGAGAAAAGCGGTCCAAACATCTTACCACGGTCAACAGAGCGGTTGAACAAGGAGGTACCGTTGTCCTGTACAGCGTTAAGCATAAACTTACGGAATACAGAAACAGGTTGACCCCACACTTCACCAGTCTTGTTGGCACGAGAGAAAGTCTGACGCATAACATCAGTTATGGCCGAACGTTGGTTAACAGAAAAATCTTTGTCCAAGTCATCTATAAAACGAGTAATGTAGGACTGCTGAGAAGTAGAAAGGCCATAACGCTCATAAGACAACATGGCCAGCCTCTCCTGAAGAAACTCAGGGTCAGGTGCTTGTAGGTGCTTATAAGGTCCGGCATTGTAGTCAGTGCCATCAGAACTAAAAGCAGAACCATTACGGTCTGTCTTGAAGTATCGTCTAGAGCTTTGTTTCTGAGCTAGAGAGTTTCCCTTGTAGTCTACTAAAGACAGGGACTGAGCATTCTCTGCAGCATCCCCTTTGAAGAAATCTCTTAGTGCAGCTGTGTTAGTCTTAGAAGACATAAGCTCATCAGGCGTATTAAATCGTAGAGTTGTTGTAGAGAGGTTGCCAGCCGTAGGGCGTCTAACTGTTGTGTTAGCACGGCGCATAAGGCCACGAATACTTATAGCCTTGCCTTCTGGAGATACAAACTCTTTAGCTTGGAGTAGACCGCGTTGGAATAAAGAAGCCTGAGCCTCTCCACCGAGCATCTTAGCTTGTACGTCTGTATGCTGTCTACGCAACCAATCACTATAGGTTTTAATCTTAGAGGGTGTTCCTGTCAGGTCTGCGCTTTGCATCTTGGCTAGGTTACGGCTTTTAATATTCTTAGATTTTAACTGTTGTAAGTCTTCCTTGGACTTCACCACGGGTACCATTGTAGAGCGGCAGTTCCAATGTAGAGGTGGTTGGAAACGAGAGTCACCAACCTTGTACACCAGACCATTGTGGTGCGAACAAATAGGACTTGTCCTACCATCGAGGATGGCAGTGAACATGTATCCCTCAAGTATTTCTTCATTGGCTTTCATCACCTGATTCATAGCATCTGTTTGAGTAGTTGTGATGGATGTTCTTGTTAGGGTCTTTGCTTGATGCCCGGTTATCTTAGTTGTCTTCATGACATCTTGGATAATCGCATCTGGGGCTAGCCCGTTAGCAAGACCTGCCTTGACTTTAGATTGGATACGAACTAACTCACCAGAACCAATATTCCTCATATTTCCCTTTAGGGTGCGTACGCCTTTAATCTGCGGTCCAGTTATCTCGGCCAACAACGCAGTAGTTGTGGGTTTTTGTGTTCTGTAAAACTTTCTGATTTCGGAATCAAGATTGTTCTTATGAAAGACCTTCTGCGAGTTGGAGAACTCAGACAGACTCTTAGTATTGTGAGACTGGAGTTCATTCGTGAAGCGAGTTACTTCAGACTTAACGTCAGCTCTAATATCCCCTTTTAGGAGACCTCTCAAATTATTTCTATGTTTCTTAAGTATAGTACGGTTGCCTTTTTGTACACCGTTTTCGTATAGACGGACGTCACCAGAATGGTCAACAATCCTGTCAAATATCTTTTCATTGATAGACATTAGTCTTCTCCATTACTGTACTTCGTGGATGTTTGAGCAGTTTTAAAACATGCTCAGGTTAGAGAACTGATGCGTGTAGTGAGAAAGTATTTAACTCAATAACGTCATAGAACAGAGGCACCAGTCATATCAACTATAGTATTCTAGAAAAACCCCTTTCGGAGCTATCCTCTGGCGCGAACCCCAAAGGTTGGATATAAAACCTCCCCAGAGGCGCTTCTGTAATAGAGAGGCGGGGGAGGTGTTGTTTGCATATTCTAGGGAGGGCCTTTCGGTTGTCCCTAGTTACTAGTTAGCGATGCGGGGGCGACCCGCCTACTCTTCGTCTACGCTAATCTCTGAATCCGGGGTTGGATTAGTCAGAGGGTCTGTCTGGATGGCTTGAACAGCCTCGTCGTCATCATAATCAGCTGGTAAGAAATCGTTATACTTAGCAACAGATACAAAGGTGTCGCGAGAAATAATACCAGACTGGTACCATTCGGAGATGAGGCGCATGGCACCTTCTCCACCGACAGTGGCAGCGAAGTCTGAAGACAGCTGGAATAAAATATCATTGCCTGTGAGGTCTAGATTGTACTTCCAGTTTAACATAAACGCAATAACCTCTTGCATAGTGCCAGAGATTTTGGTGTTAAGAGTTCCAAGCTGTGCTGTCTGAGAAGCATTACGAATCTCTAGAGCTACACCTGAGGCTGCTTGCTCTGGTGACAACATGCGAATACCCATCTTGGCCATTTCCTCTACAGTAGAGGCAATCGCTCTATCCATATCAGCCAAGGCACCTGTAGGCGTTTCTAGTACGGTTATAGATTCATCCTTACGAACACGTAACCAAGTACCGAGACCTGCACCAACGAGTTCTTCAAACTCTTCGTCAGTCATATCAGACTGCACTACTGGTGTGTAGGTTGCTGCACCGTATAGTAAGTGGTTGCGGCGAGATACTTTGTTGTAGAGTGATACTTCTCTGTCTACCAAAGGCATAAGCACTGGTTCAACAGGTTGTAACTGACCGTTAAGAGGCCACGCTGGGATGAAGTCAATACGCTCACCAAACTTCATAGGTGTCACTGTGGACTTCTTTACAAAACCTGATTCCACTGAGTCTTTGTACTCTTGGCGAATTTCACCATTAACAGAGTCTACGGAGTGGTTAGGGTCGTTGCGTTGGTAGTAGTCCAACACCAAGAAACCCTGTTCATCTAAGTAGTGGTCACAAACGGTATCAACATAGTTGGGGTGCCAAGGGTTATCATCAGAGTATTCCTCAGTGATATAACGTGTGGTCCAACGGGAAAGCTGTTTAATACGTGTGACTGGATGTGCTTTTATTTGTACATTGATTACGTTCTCTGCCTTCATAACGACAGGGTACGGGGCGAGTTTCATGCGTTGTTCTTGTGACATCCTCTCATAGTCTTCATCTGTGACTTGAGGGGAGTCAACATAGACCCAAGCACGGGATGTCTGTAACTCTTCCCAGATAGCTTCATCTAGGAAGTTAAACATAGAAGCACCATCAAGTGTAAAGTCTTTAGTTAGCCAGTTGTAAGCATCATCACCCAAGAACTCAGGAAGCTCAAGTTGTGATGGTTTACGTAATAGCGCAGATATTAACACACGAGCATACTGAGTAGTAAGGCCCGGTAGTTCTGCTTCTGCTTTATAGAAGTCGTATTGTTGTTGCGTCATGCTAGGGGAAAAGGGTATAAGCAAATTAGCATAATCATGTTCGATGTATTCGTCATGAGCTTTAGCATGGGCTTGACCTTGAAGGACACTACGGGACTTTTGCCATAGTGGTTTTAAGGACATGTACGATGCAGAAGGAGTTTCTACTCCACGCTTATGAGAACTAGCAGCTGTCTTAACTAGTGACATATGTTTACCTCATTATTAGATTAATGGGCTTTATGCCCTTGTGTTGTTGGTTGGTATTATTATATTAAAAGATACACAAGAACAATAGTATCTTAGGTGTATCCTTAAATATAGTTATAGTATATATAGGGAGGGGTCGGGGGTCATAAGGGTCAAGTATTTTTTAACCATGAAAAGAAAGCAGCAGGATGAGTGTATAACTCACCCCACCTTAAGGGACTGTCAGACTACTTAGAGTCTGTCCCAATTTGTATTATCATAAGGGTCAAGTATTTATTATTTAGGTATTTCGAAGTGTGGACCATCAATAAATGGCTTCTTATTTTGAGAACGCCTAAGCGCAACATACTCAGTGTGAGCCTGTAGTGCAAGGCTCTCGCTTAGGTCGTGTGTCCAAGCAGCACCCCAACGTATTGGCACATTTAGTTCTTTAGCAGCTAAGGCAAACGCTTCGCCTATGGTGATGTAGTGTTGCAAGTCCCAAGAGACCTTACCGTTCACATAGGCAACAACATCTATAGCAGCCCCGTCTTGATGACGAGAGTGCTTTATTTGAGTTGCACCACTGAGCCGTAGCTGTGTTTGCTCTGCCTGAGTACGCATACCACAGGTAATACCAAAGTCTATGCTACTGTACGTTAGGGCGAGATGACAAACCCTTACTATCCTGTCATCTACACCTTGTAGCTTCTGCAAGGAGCGTGAACCAAACTTCCAATCAAAGGTAGGTACAAGTTTCTTACCTCCTTTGCCAAAGATGCTGGTCATCTTGTCTTTCATTTTAGTGAACTTCATAGTTTAACCTTTCCACTTATCTACCATCTTCTCGCCCGAACGACCTACAATGTATCCACCAACACCAATCTGTAGAAGGTTCCACAGTTCGAGAGGCAGGTCAATCATAAGCTCCTGTTCTATGAACAAGTTAAGTATGGGGAAGATTAAATAGTTTACTGCGACAATGGCCACGATAACCATCATTAATAGAGGACGCCAAGAGGCGGTTAGCCAGCTACTTGACTTTGCTTCGCTAAGGACAATCTTGCCCCTCATTTGCTCAAGGGAGTCTGTATGTTCTAGTAGTGCTAGCTTTACTTCTCGCTCGACCTCTGCTGCCTTGTCACTATCGGGGACAAGTCGTCCCACTAGTTTAGTTATGATAGGCGTTAGTAGGGGTATTATTTGTAGCATTAATTTATCCTTTACTCTGGGGGCGTAGGCCACACTATGTTGTTAGGCCAACCTTCTGTCTCAGGTACGTGTCTCAGCAAAGACCTATAAGATGCCCAAGCGTCTTTATTGACAGGCGCATCCGCTAGCTGTGTCCAGTCTGATACAGCCAGTAAATCATTTCGTTCTGCACGAGATATCTCTTCTTGAGTAGGCGGCACCGTAGCAGGCTCAGGCTCTATTACTTCTATGTCCTCTATAGACCATGAGGAACCACCCCAGCGCACAAACTGTCCTTCAGCATATGCGGGTGGAGCGGTCTCTACGCAACCTGCTGGGATAAGTCGCCTGCTGCTGTCTAAGGGGTCTTGGTCTGCTGATGTGACACCCACAAGGATACCACTCTCATCTGTTTGGTAAACATTCATTCTGTTTCTCCTAGAATTTTATACAAGCAAGTAGAGCTAAGTTGCGGGGTCTGTTCTCAGCAGCGGTAGGTACAACATTTGAGGCATTAAATGTGTATAGACTTGCTGTGTTCTGCCCACCATCTGAACCGCCACCTTGTCCACCTACAACAGTGAACGCACCTGAAGCTGCTGGAGGCTTAGATGCCGTTAATGTTCCAGTGATGTTTCGAATGGCGTCACCCTGTGCAGACCCGAATACACGCGAGGCGTCTATCCCTCTGCCATCATCCAATCCACGTAAGAACTCTCCGCGTAAGTCAGGTATCAAGAATGTTGTAGACCCGTTACCAGCGCCAAAGGTTTCACCAATAACTGCAAACAGGTTGGCATAGGTTGTACGACTAAGTGTTGCTCCGTTAGCCTTTATAAAGCCTGAAGGGGCTGTCGTGGCAGCGAAATATGAAATTATGCCTGTTTCCACGCCAACAATACCAGTCAGAGAGGAACCGTCTCCTACGAGGGTTGTAGCCGCTAGTTCGCCTGTGACAGTCACGCC